TCTATGTTTAATGTTATTATAAATAGGTAAATAGTTATAGTATTGTACTCGTAATCTTTAGAAGGAGCGATATACTCCCATCCAAGAGCAAAGCGGTCGTGAGGATAATGAGCGGAGAAAGTTACTGACCATTCCATTATAGTTCTTTTTTTACGTCTTTTAGTTTTAAAATGATAGCTTTTATTTTGTCTATAAACGAATAGCCTTTAACCTTTATCCAAGATTCGTCCATAGACTTAACCTCTACCGATAGCAGCACTAAAGCGATTACCTTTGTAGATATAAATTCCACACTAACCACGCTAAGAGTTAAGCCGTTTATGATAAAGACGTCAGAGGCGTATACAAGCATCACTACTGCTATGTAGCTGAGTAGCTTTGGAACTAACCCATTACGAAATAATTTACTCGTAATAGGCTCTCCTAAACTTTTAGCTTTCCATATTCCAAAGCAAGTGTCTATAATAGTTGAAAGTGCCACCATTAATATAATGCCCTTTATCGGAGCGAAGAATAATACCAATGCCGTTGTTATACTACTCAGATATATCTTCATAAGGCGTATATTCTATTCGTTCTAATTGCTCTAATTGGTCGTGAATCTCTGCGAAATTAGGGTCGTTTAATACCTCTAATCCTACTATCCATTTTTCGCTGCCATCTTTAACAAATACCAATTCGCTGCTATTATGTTTATATCCGTTTAAAGCGTTGTATTGTTCGGTGTTGGGGTGTAAAACAATTATCATAAAGATGTTAAATAAGTGTTTAAAGCGTTGTACAAATCGGTGCTTTCGGCAACCAAGTTTGCCCCCGCAAGTGCGATTGCTATTTGACTTAGTGAAAAAGAAGAATCACCACGAGACAAAAGATGTAGATTTGAACTTGGTGGTGTAACACTTGTTTGTGTTGATGTTTCCAAAGTATTATCTACTATCATTTGAATGTCGGTTGAATTGGTACGATTCAAAACTCTCAAACCAATTCCCGCACCATTAAGTGAAGAACTTGCATTTACACCTCCGTTTATTCTATTAACCGCCTGATTATCCTCACGCATTGATATAGTAAGAGTAGCCCCCATAAATCTTGATGCAGCACTATTAATATTATTTAATCGCCATCCACCGAAACACGCATTATTTTGCGTATAATTTACACCTTGTGTATTTGGGTTCCAATTAGTATCAATATAACTACTCGTGCCATTCCCCGTAAAACCTTCATTAGACGTAAAGGTAGGGCTATTTATTGCGGTGTAATCACTTAACCTCTTCCAATCAATTAAAGCAAAATTACTACTTCCATCTGTTGCAAAATTAGCGAAAGTATCAAGTTTAGACCATACCCCCGCAGCCTTTAAAGCAACTACTAAATCATTCTGTAAGGTCTGTTGTCCGCCACTTGGCAAAGTATAACCCTGAGCAGTTGCGTAGTCTAATACTGCTTGATAATCTGCATCAAAGCCGCTACCTCCGCCGCCTCCCTTGCCTAAGATTCTGCTATATTGATAGCCGTAACCGTACATTATGCAAAGACCGCTATTACTGAGCCGCTTGTCATATTCACTCGCTTAATAAACGAGCCGCCTTTAGGAGATATGATTATTCCCACAGATAAAGTAGCCCCGCTTATATTGCTTTGAGTTATGATATTTACGTCTGCTTGGTCTGTAAGGTTAGCAAAGACCGCAGCCTCGTTAACAACTAAATAAGCTACTTGTTGGGCAGCCGTAAAAGTAACGTCTCCGCTTACGTAGTATTGTCCGTTTCTTGAGATTTGTAATTCTAGTGTAGTCATTATATTTATATATTTTTTAAGTTTTTTTAGTGTTTATTAATAAGAAACAAAACTACCTGAACCATCTATAATAACATCTGTACTATTATTTTTGTGATAGAAAGTTGATCCTGATGTTATTGTTATTATTTTTGCACTTGTTCCAAAATTAGTTCCTTCTACCCAAGTCTTGCCTTCTACATAAAAACCAACTCCAGCAGTAGAGTTACTTAAAGCCATTCCCATATTCCAACTATTTGCAGAATTAACATCCGCTATACATTGCCCTTCCGTATTAAAATATTGACCACCTATTCGGCAAACCAATGAAGTATTGTGTGCCGTACTTGCTTGTGATGAAGGGCCACCATTATTATTATTTGTTGATATTACATCTATTTCAATATGATTGCCTTGTATGCCGTTGCTATCATCAATATTTATTGCATCTCCCCCGATTTGATTAAATGTACATTCTTGTATAATAGAAGGTGTGCACCCCCAAAATAGAGGATTTGAAAATTGTTTAAAATCACATTTGTAAAATAATGCTTTTAAACCACCCGAAGCCGTTGCTAGTGCATTCATACCTCCATTAAATTCAACATTTTCAAAATATTGAGTAGTATTAGTTTGTTGAACTCTTAAAGCTAATGCGTCATAATAATCAACAAGAGAATCTGGCTCCCTATCATCAAATAATCTAACATAAATAGTACTTGCTACCCAATAAAAAGAACCAGGTGTAGTGTTAACTAAAGCTATACTTGCTACGGGATTTAATGCGTAAGCTAAACCGTTAGGTCCTGCTATATTTCCATCTGCTATATTTGCTACAAAATCAGCTGCTGAACCTGACCAATAATTACTTGTTTTAGTTAAAGTACCTATTTGATTATTAATAAGAGATGTTATTCGTGGCTTATTACCTGCACCATAAGCTATAAATTCAATATTTCCGACAATGTCTGTAGGTCTTTGGTTTTTTTGCCAAACGCTACCCCTTTTCAAATAAAGCGTATTTGCGTTACCCTTATTGTTTGCAGCAGTTAAAGTTTTTAAAGGTGTATTAATAGTTAATCCATCAAAAGCATCATTTCCATCGACACTATCCACATAATAAGTATTATTTATTGTTATGTTAGCATAGTCGCGTAAATTAAAACTTAAATCAGGTCTATATACATTGCCATTTCTTTCAATTGCAAAAGGAACAGAAACTAAAGACCCTGTTGGTTGAGTTACCGATACAAATTGACTTGCTCCAGTTGTAATGAAAGCAGAATCGCTCCACACTTTTGTTTTTACCTCATATTCAGTAGTTCCTTCACCTTCAAAACTTTTAGGAAAGCCGCCTACTGCATCTTCTATTGCCCAGCTATCTGCTGCACCTCCCGATATTCTGTATGCGTATTTTGAGTTATCTAATTCTGCCATTTTATATTATAGTTATTGTAGTGTCTATTATTGATAATGTTGGAATAGGCATATCTCCAGCTTCATCTATTGTTATGCTTGTATCTGTTATTGATAATGCTGGGGACATTGCGACTTGATTTGATTGGCTTATTATAGGCACTTGACATCTCGCATAACCATAAGAAGTAGACAAAGAAACGTTAACCGCAGCCCCCGAATAAAGGCTATCAAATCGCTCTGTAAAAGGTTGTATAGACCAAGTCTTATTTAAAACTAAGTTTAGGTCTTTATCTGCCCAAGAGGTTTTATTATAGTTCTCAAATATGCTCATCATATCTAAGGCTATTAGGCTACATTCATTTTGAACGCTAACCTCATTTGTTGCGGTGTTTACCTCCGTTACGTTATCGCAGAGGAATATATCTATCGAGTAGTCTATGCCGTTAAATCCGTTAGGAGCTATATTAGTAACCTCATAAATTAGGTAAACGCCAGTAACATCTTTAGTCAAGTCAACGTCCCAAACATTCCCCTTTAAAACGGTATTTATTTGTGGATGCTCGGAGGCTATGCCCTCCATAATCGACTCTATATTTTTTATAGTTAGGCTCTTCATAGAATAAACTGAGACCTCCATTGGGTGTCCATCTCGGGTCTTACTACATCGTCTCCGCTTGGTGGCGTTTTATACAACGGGTAAGAGTCCTCGTTAGCTTTTAGGTATAATTTTAGCTTTCTACGATAAAAATCTGCGTTATCCTTAAAGATATTCTTTGCAGTTACCAGCTCTTGCTGAGATAAAGTACTAAAGTTGTCTCCTGAGTGCGTTCCCGCTCCCTTGTTGGTTAGTTTATACGTACCTATGCGAGTGTACTTGTGGCATACCTCCCATTTTAAAGCGTCTCGTAAATATTCTTTTATTAAAGTTTCGTTTAGAGCCGATACCGTATTAGTACGAATTTGCGTTTGCACCTGATCAAACAAAGCACTCCCCAAAATAGGTCTAATAAAAGTATTTTGAATGCTATCGATTAGAGGCTTCAAATATCCGTCATCAACGTTGTAGTTTAGTACGGTATTCTCTTTTACAAAGGCTGGGCTTACTATTAAAATCATTTCTTTCTTACAATTACTTGTTTCCAAATATGTCTACAATAAGGAATACTTGTGTCGGTCTCGGGCTTACGATACCAGCCTCCCCTAGCTAACCAAACGTCGGTTACGTCTGTTATACTACTTGACTTCATATCGTTGCGTAAAAGCTCTATTTCTGCCTTAGAGTATAGCTTTCTTTTACTCATCATTTTACGGCAAAAATCTCGAGACTCCCCTTTTAAAGCTGGAGCGTCACTTCTAAGCGTGTACTTATATTTTACCTCTGTTTGCGGCACATCTATTACCTCAGCTACTTTCTTGCCCGTAGGGGTTAAGTTTATAGCCTCTCCGGTAATCTCTATTAATTTAGAGTCTTTTAGTACACTTATTGAAGCGATTAACTCAGGGAACGTAAGCTCCAATGCGCTACTTATTCCGCTTGCTTGTATTAATGGATTTGTTAAAATAGCTTTTAAAACTCTTTGTATTATGCCTTGCCCAGTAGTAGCAAACTCCATCGGGCTACCGTCTGAGTCGAAGTGAATGTCGAAAGCCTCTATCTCTTCGTAGTCGTCTTCGCTTACTCCGATGTTGTCGAATAAGTGGCTTAT